CTTGGCCGGCCTCAGTCTGCCAAAAGACCTCTAATTTAATGCGCGCCGCCTCTTCGATTTCAGCCTGTAGGGCGTCAATCTGGTTGTGGATTGTCTCGATAAACGCGGCCGCAAGGTCTCGGCCGTCGTCAAGGCATGTAAGTGCGTTTAAGCATTCTTGTCTTTGATCTGGCATGATTCTGACTCCTTAGTAGATAAGCGAAAGTAAGACTTGAGAGAGTGTAGGACGCAAGGTCTTGCGGTAGTGTCGGCGCATGGCCCAAGAGGTCTCTGAGTTTGACACGGCTCGTTGTAGTTTGATGTATGACATGTGGTCACCCTTTGTTTTCGATGAAAGATTTAAGTTCAATTGCCTTGGCTTCGCACTCGCCCTTAGTTCCAACCCACACCTCTAGGCCGTCGATTGCTAGCTCATAGTTACCGTCGGCGTATGTGATTGTAATGCTCATGCGCTGTGCTCCTTTTACCGCCAAAGGCCGCTCTAGGCGGCCAAAGGTGGGTTGGGTTGTGGGGTTAGGCTACTGTTGAGCCATGGCTTGTGCGACTTCCAGTTCGCGGTAAGCTTGCTTCAGGTCCTTAGCAATGGCGGCAACCATGCGGGGTGAATCACCCAAGTGGTAGCTCTTGATTTGACCTAAGTAGTACTTAACGTTCCGATTTGCTTTTCCAACTCGATTGTCGCGACGTGCCATGATGTTACCCTTTGTTTGTCCAGGGGTTGTTTCCCCCGCCGACAATTAGAGATTAGCAAGAGGGCATGGGGCTGTCAAACGATTGTTTGACGGCAGGTGTTGTTTTCAACAAACTTTCGACGCCTTTACAAGCAATATGGGGCTGTAAGTGTGGAGAATTGTTAGGGAAAGTGGGAAATGTACGTTTCCTTGTTTTTTGTCTGCTTGGGTCCTCAGAGAGAGGGAGAGGGTGTGAGACAGGCAGGCAACAAGGGGGCAACAGAGAGGCAAAGGAATGGCAACAGGTAGGCAACGGTAGGAGAGAGAGAGAGAGAGAGAAAGTGAGAGATTTTATATATTAAACCTTTAAATGACCTAACCTGCTGATTTCATTGAGCTTTTCGGAAATACGTAATTTGCACGGGTCGGCTAAGTGCTTGATATTAGGTGATTATATACCCTGATTCGCGCCAAGGCGGCCAAAGTGGCCGCCAAATGGCCTCAGGGGTGCCTCGACATGGCCTATGGCCTCAGGTGGGCGGAAATAGGGCCGATAGGCCCTAGAATCGATTCTAAGCAGCTTTCTGGCCTAGCTGGGCTTATGGCCTAGGCCGGCCGAAAACACGCCTCAGAGGGCGACGCCTGCAGGTTGCCATACGTTGCCATACGTTGCCCTATGTAGCGCTGCATGCAGTGTAGTGCACGTCAGACGCGGTGCGTTAAGTGAGGCGCGATTCATGAAACGGCGCGTCATATCGATATCCCACCCCGGACCCGGTTCCCCCCTCTAAGGTTAATAGCCACAAAAACTAATTTCCCCCTCATCCTTTTCCCTCCGGGGAATTTTTTGTTTCACGTGCAACATATTCCCTTTTAGATAAAAGATATTCCCTCTTTGACAAATGCACTACGTTGCCGTACCATGCATGTATGGCACCCATTTTTTCGGGGTCCTGGATGGTAAGGAAGCATGGCACGCGGCAGAGGCAGACCTTCGGTGGAAGTAATTCCCCGCGACTCAATTAAGAAACTCCGTGAGGGATACCTGGCGAATTGCCTCCCCTCGCTTGATTTAATTGCAGGCGCTCTCGGAGTCAGCCGCTCCATGGTCGGCAAGATTATTCAGAACCGCGCATATTATTCGCCATCCTACGCGACCCAGTTGGACGCGGTTAAGGAGCGTCGGGCTCAGTTTCTGCTGGAGCTGACCGATGGCTGACTTCTGGGATGTCGATGCCCTCCTGGCGGAGCCAGAGGAGGAAGAGAAGGAGATACTTACTCCTTCGGAAGTTGTGGCGGTGCCGTCAATCGAGGTGGTGCGGCACAATCTGCTGGCTCTGATTCAGCAGGCGCTCGAAGGCGCGATCCATACATCAGCGGCGCGGGACTTGGAGCCGAATGATGTAAAGGTGGTCTCGGAGCTGATGCGGTCACTGAAGTTGGCCGAGGACATGCAGAAGGATGACGCACTGAGCCAGATGGATGATGAGACGCTGCAAGCGTTGGCGGAGAAGGCGCTGGCGGTAAAGCAATTGGGGGATGGCGGGGATGATTCGGATTAGGGAGAGTCGCCCAGGGGATATGGCATTTGTATACTCCTCCTGGGTGAAGTCGTATGCGGGGCGAAATAAAGATGTTCCCCGGAGTCTCGTGTATGGGGCGCAGGTTGATATCATCCGTGAGGTTGTGAAGGGTTGTCACATCCTGGTGGCGACACCGGAGGGCGCGGATGATGATATCTGTGGGTGGGTGTGTTATCGTTTGCCTGTGTATCAGTTCATGTATGTCAAAGCGCCGTTTAGGCGATTTGGCGTGGCGATAACACTGATGAAGGCGACCGGGTGGGACCGTGGGCCAATCATGGGGGCCTACAAACCATCGAGAGATATACTGAAGAAGATTGAGTTTGAGTATGCGCCGCAATTGCAGCGGTTGGACATGCTGGAGAGGTTTGCCGATGAAGGTGTATGCAGTTAGGTTCAACTCGGATGTGAAGCCGCTTATGAACCAGACGTTTATAGATGTGAATCACCCGGCCACTAAGGGCTTTAGCCTTAAGGTGGAGGGGCAGTTTTTGCTGGTTTCGCATGAGAAGGGCGGGCAGTTTGCTGTGCCAATGTCGTCAGTCTCATGGATGAAGATTGATGGGGCGGTGATTAAGCCTAAGCGCGGGCGACCAAAGAAGGCGGTCAGTGAAGCAGTATGATGCCGATAGCATACTCCAGGAGTATGTTCGCCGGTTTGGCGACACCACTAGCCTCGAAGATACGCGGGAGCTAGGGCATCGTACTTTCAAGTGGCGCAATGATTTGTTTGACTACCAGCTCGGCTTCATTGACGACGAGTCACAGATCAAAACAGCGCTGTGCAGCCGCCGAAGTGGGAAGACTTATGCTTCGTGCTACTACTTGCTTGAGGAAGCCAGTCGGCATCCCGACATTATCTGCGCTTATATTGCATTGACCAGACGGTCAGCAAAACGACTGATGTGGACGGAGCTGAAGAGGGCGGACCGCAAGTATATGCTGAACATCAAGTTCAACAATGCTGAACTGGTGGCGGAGCTTAAGAATGGCTCTCAAATTATTCTGGCAGGGGCGGATGACGAAGCCGAGGTCGACAAGCTCCGAGGGTCGGCGTACCGGCTGGTTATCATCGATGAAGCGGCGTCGTTCGGGCCGCACTTGTCGGTGCTCATTGAAGAGGTTTTGGAGCCGGCGCTCGTTGACCACAACGGAACGCTCGCGATGATTGGGACGCCGGCGGCTCACTGCTCGGGTATTTTCTATGAGGCCACAACTGGGATTAGGCCGGAATACTCAACCCATAGTTGGACCATCATGGAGAACCCGCACATTCCGCATGCCGAGGAATGGTTGGCCAAGAGGCGCAAGCAGAAGAAGTGGGCGGATGACAATCCAATTTATCTGCGCGAGTGGCGGGGTAAGTGGGTGCGCTCGGATGACTCACTGATTTATAAATATGGCGAAGAGAACTTAGTCGAGTCGATGCCGACCGATGAGTTTGACTTCGAGTATTGCCTGGGGATTGACCTTGGGTACGAAGATGCGACTGCCCTGGTGGTGGGGGCGTTCTGCAGGAATCTGCCTGACTTCTACATTGTCGACTCGTTTAAGAAGAGCCACATGCTGCCGGTGGATATTGCGGCAAAGATACGCGAGATGGACGCCACGTATAACTTTACGACAATGGTTGCCGATACTGGCGGTTTGGGCAAGTCGATTGTTGAGGAGTTTCGGAAGCGTTACTCGCTGCCCCTGAAGGCCGCAGAAAAGCGCAACAAGGGCAGCTACATCGAACTATTGAACGATGATTTGGCAACCGGCAAAGTCAGGGTGCTCGACCAGAGCATACTCGCCGAATGGGATGTTTTACAATGGGACGAAGACCGGCGCAAGGAAGATGCCCGGTTTGACAACCACCTTTCGGATGCCTGCCTGTATGCATGGCGCGAGAGTCGGCACTACACATTCCAAGAAGACGAAAGCTATATTCCTGAAGGCTTCTGCGAGGAAGAGTTCAAGATCATGCAGCGCATAGAGGGTAAGCTCTACAAGCCGGAGAAGCCGTGGTGGGAATCAGAATGGACGTTGAATTGATAATAGCCCTGGCGCAAGAGCATGGTCTCAAGCGTTTAAGGGTTGGTGATATAGAAGTGGAACTCTGGGAAAAGCCGCGCCAGCGCTATAGTCAGGCCGTGCCTGTGGGGGCTCTGGTGGATGAGAGCATCTCAGATGATGAAGAAGACCTTTTTTATTCAGTGGAGTGAATAAATGAAGCCGAACAAATACTGGTGGAATGATGGCGTAGACAAGCATGAGCTGGTCTTTGATACTGTTGAGCAGATAGCAGAGAACCAGAATCAGCGCCCCAAAGACAACCTTAACCATGCCCGTCTTTATGGCAATGCGTATTTCTCCGATTTGCGCGGAGTTACGTCGGCACCAAGAAACACCAGAAACCGGGTAACGCTCAACATCATCCAGTCCATGTGCGACACGGTGACAGCGCGGGTGGCTAAGGCAAAACCCATGGCAACCTACCTGACAACAGGTGGCAGCTGGGCCATGCAGCAAAAGGCCAAGCTCCTGACCAAGTTTACCGAAGGTCAGTTCTACCAAGCCGAGGTGTACAAGGTTGCCCCCAAGGTCTTCTTGGATGCCTGCGTCTTCGGGACAGGCGTTATGAAGGTCTACGAGGAAGACTCGCAGATTAAGGTGGAGCGCGTCTTTCCAGACGAAATCATTGTCGACGACCTGGAGTCTCGCTATGCCGAGCCGCGCCAGATGTTCCAGCAGAAGCTTGTGCCCAAAGATGTCCTGGTGGCGCTCTTTCCTGAAGCCAAAAAGCAAATCGAGGAGGCAAGCTCTCATGAGGACCGTGATACTGAATATTATTATGCGAGTGAGCAAGTTCTGTGCATCGAAGCGTGGCATCTCCCGTCATCCAAGGGCTCGAACGATGGACGACATGTAATTGCCATCGATAACTTCACTCTTCTAGACGAAGAGTGGGAGCGCGACACCTTTCCCTTCTGCTTTATCCGTTGGACCGAGCGGCTGCTCGGATTCTGGGGCCAGGGATTGGCTGAACAGCTCACTGGAATCCAGGTGGAGATAAATAAGCTCCTTCGGAACATCCAAGAGCAGATGCACCTCGCCACACCGAAGGTTTTCGTCGAAGCGGGCTCTAAAATCTCCAAAGCACACATAAATAATGAGATCTGGGGAATAATCGAGTATGCGGGCACACCACCGACTTTTTACGTCCCAAAAACGGTTTCTGGGGAGATATTCAGTCATTTGGACCGCCTATTTAGCCGTGCATACGAAATTGCGGGCGTAAGTGTGCTCGCAGCGCAATCTAAGAAGCCTGCGGGGCTCGAATCGGGCGTTGCGCTTCGTGAATTCCAAGATATTGAGACTGAACGCTTCATTATGGTCGCTAAAGAGTATGAAAACCTCTTTTTGGACGTTGCGGAGCACATGCTGGACCTTGCGCGAGGCATTGCGGCTCGCGGAGACGCTTATGACGTGCTGAGTCACGGTGATGAGAGCATTGAGAAGATAAATTGGAGCGAAATTGACCTGGAGAAGACGGAATATGCGATGAAGGTGTACCCAACGTCGCTACTTCCGACTACACCGGCTGCGAAGCTCCAGAAGGTCATCGAGATGCTTCAAGCAGGCATGCTGACCCAGCAAGAGTCCCGTGCGCTGCTGGATTACCCCGATCTAGAAGCCGTTAACCAGCTAGCGACCGCATCTCAGGAATTGTTCAACAAAATCATCGATGAGGCCATCAGTAAGGGCCGATACAACCCGCCGGAGCCATTTATGAACCTGGCGATGGGTGTGCAGATGGTTCAGTCGGCTTACCTGAAGGCGAAGATAGACAATGTGCCGGAGAAGCGCCTCGACCTTCTGCGGCGGTTCCTCCAAGACGCGGTGGCCATGCTCGCTTCCATGCAGCAGCAGGCAATGGCCCCGATGCCAGGACAACCCATGGAGCAGGATGTGGCGCAGCAGGGTGCTCGCCCCGGCGCTATGGCAGAACAAGAAATGGCCCAGGAGCAGATAGCCGCTCCAATGCCGACATAGGAGATTTGAATGGAAGAGCAGCAAGAAGCACCACCGGCTGAAGTAGTTGAAGAGGCCGTTGAAGAGGCGGTGGCGGAAGCTACCGAGGAACAACCGGCGGTCGAAGAGAGGCCCGACTTCTCCCGGCAGTTTAGCGCCATTGCGCGACGTGAGCGCGAGCTTCGTCAGCGCGAATCTCGAATGAAAGAGATGGAGGCGCGGTTCAGCGAAGTGGAGGGATACCAGAACGAGTATTCTGGAATTCAGGACCTTGCTCGCAAGAATCCCTATGAGGCGATGAAAAAGTTGGGCATCGACTATGATGCCTTAACGCAGCAAGTCATTAATGAGGGCGAGCCTACGGCAGACCAGCAATTAAGGCTTGAGAACGAGGCTTTGCGGGCTCGGCTCGATAAGCTCGAAGGCGCTTACAACGAAGAGCACAAGCAGCGCGAGCAGGCCCAGGCGCAGGCCGCTCGGAACAAATTAATTGACAACGTGAGACAATTCGTTGACGATGGTGGTGACTACGAATTCATTCAGTCGAATGATGCTTACGGTCTCGTGGCGGAAGTGATGCAGCAGCACTACATTCGCACAAAAGAGATCATGGAGTATTCCGAGGCTGCGAAAATGGTCGAAGGCCATTTTGAATCCGAAGCCGAGCGATACCTAGGCAGTAAAAAGCTGCAAGATAAGTGGCGGGCCACTAGCCAAAAAGAGTCCGAACAAAAAGCGACTTCAGAAGCCGAACCAGCGAAATCATCACGGCCAAAAACACTTAGCAATGAAAACACTGCTAAGAAAACAGAACCGTCTAGCGGCGTCCTAGAGAGTAAAGAAAAGTCTCTAGAGAGGGCTGCCGCGTTAATTCGCTGGGAGTAATCCCGCACACATCCTGGAGTTAAAAAATGTCTGGACATACTTTAGACGTGGGCAGCGTCACAGAGGCCCTAAAAGAACACTACAAGCCACTCCGTGTTCAAAACATGGTTTATCAGGACAACCCGCTTCTCGCTATGATGCCGAAATATACCAAGTTCGGTGGCGAGAATATGCCAATTCCACTGCTTTACTCGAACCCGCAACGACGTAGTGCGGACTTCACTATCGGTAAGGCCGTTAATGACACATCTGCCCTAAAGCAATTTGTCTTGACGCGGGTAAAGGATTACTCTTTCGCGAGCATTACCGGAGAATCCATCAAGGCAACAGAGCGAGACACTGATGCTTTCTTGCGATACGCCTCAATGGAAATTGACGGCGCGCTTCACTCGCTGACGCGCTCTCTTGCTATTGGAATGTACCGTGATGGCACGGGCTCTTTGGCGACTGTTTCAGGTCAAGACGCAAGCGGCACTGACCCAGGCGGCTCTTCGGCCACTATTTACGTAGCCAACGCTGAAGATATTACCAATTTTGAAGTTGGTATGACTATTCAGTTTTACGCCAACTCTAGCGGTAAGCCCACGGGCTCTGCGCGAGCCGGCGGTGCCTACACCATCTCAGCCATTGACCGTTCTGCTGCAAATCCGTTTATCACTTTCAGTGGAAACGTGCATGTTGACGTAGCAAATGGTGACCACCTGGTCCAAAACGGTGATCTTAACGCTAAGATTTCAGGGCTTGAGGCATGGGTTCCAACTCCGGCTGTTGTCACTGCCGGTATTCCCAACCTTTTTTCCGCCGTGCGAACCACAGACGTAACC